GTCGATTAAGTGGTAAATGCGATTAGCGATTATTGCCCCTTAGCGTCCGCACGATGGCGTGTAGGCTGAGGGCAAGAATGCTCACAAAGAAGATGGTGGATGCGATGTGCGCTGCGGTCATGCTGTGATGCCGGTGATGGCAGCGCGCTTGGTGCGGTATGTCTGCATGTACTGACGGGCGTTATTGTCGAACAGGTAAGTGTTCCACAGGCCATGCTGGTCGATCTCAACGTCATACTCAACGCCATTGAACCAAAGGGTGTAAAGCCCCTGTGCGATGCGCTTGGTCTTGATCATGCTGCGAACCTCCGGCGAAGATCGATCAGGTGCAGGGCGACATGCATGCGCGTCATGCCTGCGCTTGGGTTGGCCGCGCTGCGCGCTACCCATGATGCTGGCTGCGTGGACAGAGCAAAGAGGTATACCTGCTTGCGTGTCGTGTAACTGGGTTTCTTATGTGCCATGTGACTGGTTCCTTTGCTTGGTTGCTGCACTATCATTAGGGCAGCTCGCCCACATGGTCAAACACAACTAGCACCATTATGAATCTAATTTACAACCATTGCGGTACATTCTCTTATTTACATACTGGGCAGCTTGCCCTAATGATTAGGGGTCAACAAGGAGCAACTGACATGAACGTAGAACTTGAAGCAAAATGCACAATCACCCATGACTGGCATACGGTAGCCAAATTCTTTAATGGCACTGAGGCTGGCTATGCAGCCCGCGCACTGAGCAAGTCAATCAACGGCACATACCGCACCAGCGACTACCGCTGGCCGGAAGAGGGCGTCAGCGTTACCGTCTACACCAGCGGGGAGATCGCAGCATGAGCGCGCTGCATTACGTTGTCAGCCAGCAGGACGCTGGCTTTCAAGGCGAGTGGCGCGAACGCGCAGCCTTCCGCTGGTTCATAGACGCACGGACCTATGCGCTGCGCACCAGCAAGGCAGACCACCTTGACCGCTATGTGCGTGTGGAGCGTGAGGGCTCAGAGCCCAACTACTTCCGGCAAGGTCAGGCTGCTGACCATCTGTATGATGAGGTGGCAGCATGACACGCAAGCGTACCCCACGCGAACTACGCGCCATGGCCTACGCACTGGCCGACGAAGTGGAGACACGCGCTGACCGCATACAGCGTGAGCGCCCGCGCCTCACCTATGCGCAGTGCCAGTCGTTCGCGCTGCTGGAGATGCTGGCAGACTGAGCCCACATGCGTTCATGCTTTGTTCCACTTGTATGGAACATCCGCGCCCGCGCTAAAGAACATATGCGTTCCTGCTTTGTTCCACAAATGGAACACCTATCCAAAGGCAGTTCGCTTTTTGTGAGGTTGGCAATGTGTGCCAAATAAAGGTGGGGGGTACCCCTCTTTTTTGTATACTTTTGGTACCATGGGGGGTTACTTGCAACGCAATCGGCACACCACCCAAAACAAACTTGCACACATTCGCACGTCCCTGTATATATACGGGACACGTTTGGTTGCTCCTTGCGTTTGTTGACGGCAGCCGGTTAATTGTTTTGCCTCCCCTCAGCAATTAACTGGCTGTTTTCCCTGCACAAAAGCAAACCTGCCCCAGTAAGGGGGTACCCCTTCGCAAAATAAAAGGGGTGGGGGTATTTTACAAAATAGCGATACTTGCTCAAATGCCCGATCCGTATTAGATAGGTGGCATATTCAATTCAGTGAGCATATCGATGGCGTCTAAATCCAAAAGCCTTATTATTCAGGACGGTGAACCCACCGACGTTGACGGCATTGATCGGCGCTATACGGTGTCGCCTATCCGCGCATTGCTCCCAGACGGTGGCGCACGGCGCAAGAGCCCACGGGAGCATATCCCAACAGACAAAAGCCGCCGGGGCGTGTTGCATGCAGTTGGCCTTGGCATGAACCATGAAAACATTGGCAAGATAATGGGGATCAGCGTTACGGCCCTGACCAATCATTACCGGGATGAACTGGACACTGGCCTTAGCTTATTGATGGATGACGTTAAGACCAACCTGTACAACATCGCCCGCGATGAGAACCACAAGGGCACAGTACAGGCCGGGATATATTTGTTGAGCCGGTTAGGTGGAGATACATTTAAGGACGTTAAGCGCCTTGAGATGACTGGGGCTGATGGCAAGGTGCTAGAGATCAGCCAGAAGACGCAGACTGTTGATCCGCGCTTGTTGGATGCCGACCAGCGTGAGGCGTTGCGGGATATATTAAATTCGGCTTTGAGGTTGGCAGCGCCTAATGCACAGGCCCAGCCTGATATTATTGATGGTGAATATGAGGAAGTGAATGATGCCTGATCCAGTAGAGTGGGTTACAATGACGTTTGACCCAAAGATGAAGGTGGACCCGCATTTCCTTATCCGCGTGATGAAAGGGCAGGTTAGTACATTGACGGCTGATCAGTGGGAAGATGCCAAGGAATGCTGCGCGGATATGCTTGAGCAGTTTGTGGCTATGCGCGAAGAGCGGGACTAATGACCTTCGACATTTCGCAGATAAACATCCAGCGCCAGTTAATGGAACTGGACCGGGCTGACTGCGAAGAGAGCCTGTATTACTTCCTGACCAATGCGTGGAAGTACATTGACGCCAGCACATGGAAAGATGGATGGCCAATTGAAGCTGTGGCCGAGCATTTGCAGGCTGTGGTTGATGGCGACATTAAGCGGTTGATCATTAACATCCCACCGCGTATGGGTAAGAGTACCATTACGTCAGTGGCGTTTCCTGCGTGGACATGGGCGCAGCCTGAGGCTTCCGCTACGTCAGGGCCCGGTGTGCAGTTCCTGATGGCGTCCTATGCCAACCAGTTGGTGCTGCGTGATAGTGTTAAGTGTAGGCGGTTGATTGAATCGCCATGGTATCAGAGCATGTGGGGTGAGCGCTTTAAGCTGAACTCCGACCAGAACACCAAGTCCCGCTTTTCGAATGACCATGGCGGTGAGCGCTTGATTACGTCGGTTGGTGCGGCGGTGACGGGTGAAGGTGGGTCGATCATTGTGGTCGATGACCCTAACTCTGCGTCTGAGGCGTTTTCGGATGCGAACATTGAAAGCACGATTGAGTGGTGGGATGGTACGATGTCCACCCGTTTGAATGACTCCAAGACTGGTGCGTATGTTATTATTCAGCAGAGACTGGCCGAAAATGATCTGACCGGGCACGTCATTGAAAAAGATGTGGGCGAATGGACGCACCTTTGCCTGCCCATGAAGTACGAGCCTGACCGTTCGTTTGTAACCAACATTGGCTGGGAAGATCCGCGCACTGAAGAGGGCGAGTTGCTTTGGCCTGACCGCTTTGGGACCAAGGAGGTGCTGGGGCTGGAGCGTTCACTGGGGCCATTCATGTCCGCAGGTCAGTTGCAGCAACGCCCAGAGCCAGCCGGTGGTGGTGTCATTAAGCGCGAGTGGTGGAAGCTGTGGGAAGAGCAAAGCTACCCGCCCATGGATTATATCATTGCGTCATTGGATACGGCGTACACCACCAAAACCACCAACGATTATTCCGCAATTTCAATCTGGGGCGTGTTCACGACTGACTCCACAGCCGTTGCTAACCGCATTTTGGACAAAGATGGCCGCCCAATGTACTTTGACCGGGGCTATGCAGAGACTGCGCCGCGCTTGATGCTGATGCATTCATGGCAGGAGCGCCTTGAATTCCATGATTTGGTGGAGAAAGTGGCCAAGACCTGTAAGTCATTGAAAGTAGACAAGCTTTTAGTGGAGAATAAGGCTGCTGGTATATCTGTATCGCAGGAATTGCGCAGACTTTATGGGTCTGAGGGCTTTGCCGTACAGCTTTGCGACCCTAAAAGTCAGGATAAGCTATCGCGGTTATATTCTGTTCAGCATTTATTTGCTGACGGCATGGTGTATGCGCCTGATAAGATATGGGCAGAGCAGTTAATTACACAAGTTGGCCAGTTCCCTAAGGGAAAGCATGACGATTTGGTTGATACTGTGTCTATGAGCATACGGCATCTGCGTGATATTGGGCTTTTGACCCGGTCACAAGAGCGTATTGAAGAGATTGAAAACATGAAGGTGTATCCGGGCAAGCAAAGTGTGCCTTTGTACCCAGCGTAATGGAGAATTTATGAGGTATACTGGTCGCGTTAACGCATCTTGCACGGTCGAAGACCTTGGTCAGAGGCAATTTGAGGTAGAAGTGTGGGGCGAAGTGCCTTTTGACCACAAGCGGACCTATACATTGAACGCTAAAGATGATAATTCGGCAGCAGAAGAAGGCTTGCGTCTTTTTTGCGATGAGATGGAATGCTTTAGAAGCGCAGAAGCAAAGGAAGATTGATGGCAACGCAACCGGGCCTCGCTCCAATGAATATTCGTCAACCTGCTCCAGAAGAGCCGGGTGCGATTGACACGTCACCGATTCAGATCGACTTTGCTGATGAGAGCGGCGACCTCCCTGAGACAGATGAGAACGGTAATATCGTTTCCATTGAGCATGATGACGGTTCAATCACCGTTTCGCTTGATGGTAACCCGCTTGAGACTGTTGAAAATGGCGATGACGGCGAATGGTTTGGCAATTTGGTCGATAAGATCGATGAAGCTGAACTTAACGCCATATCTGGCGATTTGTTCCGGGGTATTGATGACGATTTATTGTCGCGCAAGGACTGGATTGAGACACGGGCGCAGGGAATTAAGCTTCTTGGCCTAAAAATTGAGATACCGGGCCTCACAGGAGCCACTGACGGCGCTCCAGTTGAAGGCATGTCGCGTGTACGCCACCCATTATTGCTTGAGGCTGTATTGCGCTTCCAAGCGAACTCCCGTTCGGAACTTTTGCCGACAGACGGACCTGTTAAAATCCGCAATGACAATAATAATTCGACATTGCAGGAGGATCAGATTGCAAATGCGCTTGAGCGCGACCTCAACCACTATCTGACATCGACGGCGTCGGAATATTACCCCGACACCGACCGCATGCTGCTCATGCTGGGCTTTGGCGGCACGTCGTTTAAGAAAGTTTATTACTGCCCGCTGCGCAACCGCCCGGTTTCGGAGACTGTGGACGCTGATGACCTGATTGTAAGCAACGACGCAACGGATTTGTCCAATGCGCGCCGCATTACGCACCGGATCATGATGCGCCCATCGATTGTGAAGCGCATGCAAATCCT